AATTCGTTTACAACATCATAGCCAATTATATAGGTTATCATATTAACTAACTGTTCAGCGTTTGTATAATTCCTTATGCCATCATTTCCAAAATTATCTCTTTCATAATCTTGCACAAATTCAATACCTTCAAATATACTTATGTCATGTTCTTTTAACCATTGCTCAGCCTGATAGTATCCAATTATATAATAATCAGTATTGAATAAGTCCTGAAACAAATCCTCTGTTATTCTGTCTTGCTCTCTTTCTGAAAACTTATCAAAGTTATCCATATAATCAAATCCTTTTATATGGTCGTTTACATATTCTTTTAACTCTTCTTTTATTGTGTGTGTGTTCATGTTATTTATTTTATTTTGTGTCCATTTTTGTGATAATATTTAGAATACTTTTGTTTAAATATTCTTTTTGCTTCTTGTTTCGAATAATATAAAAAGCTCATACTTTCATATTGTCCATTTAATAAATCTTGTATTATTAAATATCCTGAGTTGTTATAATATATATTCATATTATATAAATTTATTTATTATTAATTCTATTAAACTTTCACCGATTGACAATAACGCCAATAAGCAAAACATTGAACCATATAAAAAAGATATTATAAATGGCTTACTTAATATTATTCTTTCTAGTGTCTTCATAATTATAATATAATGTTTGGTGTGTTTCCGCTTATCATTTCAATGATTAATTTTAAGCAACCTAAGACAACTAAGGAACCTAAAAAACCCGCGTAAAGCTTTACAATAATGTTTAATACTCTGTTTGTTTTTGTGTTTGTGTGTTTCATTTTATTATGTTTTAATTATTAATATGATTCAAAGATAACTAAATAAATTTAATTAACAAATAATAAACAATATTAATATTAATTTATACTGATTCTAAATAACAACCTTAACAAGTCATTAACATAATATAGATTATATAATTAATAATATTGCATAAAGTGGGAATTATACATAATTCTTATTTATAATGATTCTAAATAAAAAACCCCAAAAACCTACTATGTTTAAGGGGATAGAAAACCTACTGCGTTTATATATATACCTACTGCGTTTATATATATTCCCAACTGTTAGTGCCTATTAACTTAACGGGCTTACCATTCCATTTCTTATCAGCTAAAAACCATTCAAAGTTTTTTTGATAAATCTTATTAAAACCTATTGAATCCAATAACCCGTTTAATCTTTCTTTTGTGGTGTTACTAAACCAACCGCAATTACTTATTCTTATTTCTTTGTTTAACTTTTGTGCAATTATATTATTATGTAAATACATTATTGTTGTAGGCTTAGAGAATATATTTTGATATTCAATTCTCGTATTGTCTTTTTTATAATTGTCATTATTATTAAATTTGTTTACTGCTTGTTTTGTAATCTGTCTCATATTTATTTATTTTAATTATTATGTTTTGTTATTATGTTTAATTATTTAGTCAAGGATAATCCTAACCTAGCAATTTAAATATTCGTAATTATACTTAACTTCCATTTTTACCTCTCCGTCTGGATGATTCATATAAACCATTTTAAGCGATTCTAACAGCACTTCAAATTCTTTTGACGTTATTGTATGTGAATATATAGAAAGCTTCGCTAATCGCATTGAATATACCTTATCTTCGCCTTGTATGGTCCAATAACTCTTTATATCAATAGTAATATCATTTTCCATCTCTTTTCTATGTTCAGAATCTATTGTTAACGATTCACTATTTAATTTCTTTAAATCCTCTCTTATTCTTTTAATGTCTTCTGTGTGTGTCATAATTATTTATTTATATTTTTTATATGGTTATTCCAATAACTGAAAAAGCTTTCAATATTTTCAATATCATGTTTGAAGTTTTCTTTTTGTCCGCTTACATAGATGTTTTCAATTAATTCGTTTGTGTGATATTCTAGTTTTTTTAAGTCATCAATTAAAAAACCTTGCAACCTTGTTGGATTTCTTTTCATAATTTATTGTTTTTAATTATAATGTTTATATGTAGTTTCTAAAGCTTCAATAATGTTCTCTTTTTCTTTTCCGTTTAATGCCGATTCAATTAACCATCTTAATTCATCATAAGGACATGAGCATTCATCATTAAACCAGTCGTAATAATTGTCAATTAATTCTTCTTTGCGTTCTTGTGTCATAATTTATTGTTTAAAGGTTAGGATAATCATGCTTTTACTTTGGTTTCATTATCTAATAACTCTAATGTAGCGTAGATAAATTCTTCTCTTTCCTCTCTGGTGTGAAATTCTTTTGTTACTCTTATCCAGAAATGTGTCGACTTCTTTGGGCTAAATAAATCTTTTAATAGTTTACCAAATTCCCGCATCGGTCTATATACTTTGCTTATTCTGTTTACTTTCATATTATTGTTTTTTTTGTTTTAAATCGGGTAAACCCCATTCATTATAACTAAGTTCTAAATCTAAAGGGACTCCGCAGTCTTCTCCCTCACATTTAAAATTATCTATATGATTTTGATAACCGCAAAAATCACAAGTATTATATTTAATTCTCATAATTAATCGTCTTTTTTACGGATTATTTTACCCTCTAAATCAATAACTGTATAGCCTTGCTCTTTCAATAATTCTATTGCTTCTTTTATCTTTTTAACTCTTTGTTGTATTCTGTAATATGCAAATATTTGATTGTCCATGTTATTTATTTTTATTTGTTAGATTAATTAATGTTAGTGAATAGTCTTCAAAAAGATTGTTTAGTACATACCTTTCATGAGCCTTTTGCCTTTTGGCTTTACTTAAATTGTGTTTAAATTGTTTCTGTTTCATGTTGTTTTATTTAATTATTAATTATTTTCTATTATTTCAAATTCTGACTCCATTAAATAAATGTCATCATCATATTCTTTTAATATGTAATCAAACATATATTGCAATAAAATTTCATCTTCTTTTATAACTTCATTAAATCCATTATAAAAGCTAATAAAACCTGAACGTGACTTACTATTTTCATTTACATAATCTATAAATTCCTTATCATTTAAATAAGTATCTTTTAATTTATTAAAGTCATTCTCATTAATTTCAGCCTCTATTTTATCAGTAGTGAAATTGTAAAATTCAGGTGAATCAATTTGAATAAACTCTAAATTTAAATCCAGAATATTATTTAATAACTCTAAATATTCAATACAATAATCTTTGTAAGTCTCTTTATAATTAACATTGTCTTCATTGATTTCATTATATTGAATCATATCGTCTATAAAACTAGAATGAATAGAGTGATAAAATCCTCCAAAGTCTATTAAGAATTTTGTTTTGTTTAATGTTTTAATCATAGTGTTTTGTTTTTTGTTTACCCAAATATATAAACAAATAATTAACATAGCAAAAGCATTAACAAAACTTTAACATATTAAATGTGTCCTTATTATTGCGCATATGCGTATACGAAAAATAATTGAGACTAACAAAACTATTTTGTATTGGTTAACAGAAATTAACAAATAGATATTTGAAATATCAAAAGAGGGAGGAATAAAACATCAGTAAAAACCTACTATGTTTAAGAGTCACAAAACCTACTATGTTTAACGATAACGTAAAATACCTACTACGTTTAATGACCACAAAACCTACTGCGTTTAATGATTAGGTAAAAGACCTACTATGTTTAATGATTACCTAATGACATACTTGCCAGAGTTCTGACCTTGTATAAGAAATGTCAATCCATATCTAATAGCATCTATGTAATGTTCATAACCAATGTTTGGCTTAGTATTCTTTTCTTGCCATACATAGTTATTTAATTCTCTTACAATACCATGAGACTTCCTATCAACTACAATCTCATAGTCTTGCATTAAAGCTATACCAGAAAGTATACTACCTTTCTTTTTTATTGTAGGTCTTATGTTTAAATCTCCTTTCTGCTTAATCTCGTTTATAAGACGTGGCTCAGAAGAATCACATATAATTAAATCTACTCCACATTCCATTTTATTCTTCATAGCTATATCAGTCGTGGATAATCCTGCCTTACCATAAATCTCCTTTACATATAACTTACTTAAAGCTTTGTCTACTGATATTTTTACAAGGGTTGTTAAGTCTACCGAAAATCCAAAGTCTTGACAATAACAACTAATCTCTGTTTGTATATAATCTCCTACTCTCCAATTCTTAAAGATAGCACCTTCTGCCGCAGATAACCAACCTCCAAGAATTTGATGCTCATACTTGTCTGGTCTCTTTAGTTTCATTTCAAATATCTGTTCTAAGAATGAGCTAGATAAATTATCTTTGTTGTCTTTGTAACTTGTGTGTATATAAGTTGTTTTATTTGTAGAACCATTCCAACCAGAATTTACTCCAGAGTTCTGAAAGAATCTTTGATATATCCAATGTTCTTTAGTTGTTGGATTTAATATAAGTATACATCTATTCTGTTTAGTTAATGAACGTACAGAGAAATCAATCTTATCA